CCAATTCCAGTTATTGTATATGCTATAAATGTTAATGCTTCTAATATTTCTTTTTTATTCATAATTTCTAATTTTAAAAAGGTGCTGCCCTTTCGACACGTTCTCTATATGGGTTATCAGCACCTGTATTGTTAGTAATTATGTATAAATATAACACTTTTTTTTTAATAAATAAAATATTTTTACACTTTTTTAATAAATTTTAATATTTATTTAATAATAGGGTATAAAAAAAGGGGTGATTAAACCCCTTAATTTAATTTACTACTCGATTACTTATGCAGTTTCAAGTGCTGCTTTCGCAGTTGTGAATGTACCTTGTACAATTGCATTTGGTTGGTAGTTAGTTAAAGCAACTCTTTCAGATACTTTAACAGTTACGAACCCATCTCTGAAGTTAGTAGAATCTTCTCTTGAAAATTCAACAGAAAGATTTTCTCTAATCCAAAGCTGTGTTGCTTGATTTAAATCTCCGACTAGAAACTTTCCTGCAGTTACAGCCGTGTTAGCAGTAACAGGAACTCCCATAATAGTTGGTGTTAAACCAGAATATATTTGATTTCTCAAATACTCGTTAGTTGTCGCTTTTAATAATGCGATTTTATGCATATCAGTTGGATTAACTAAAATAGCACTCGGTTGATAATTCGACAAATTTAACTGGTTTATTGCAGCAAGTAGAACATCATATTCATTTGCTGATTCAACTGCGTGGTAAAAAGCACCAGAAGCACCAGTTACAAATGCAGCACCATCAGTAAATAATCCATCAAGATTTGGTGTTGAACCATCTCCGTTTAGAATTTCATTATCTTCAATTGCCAATACTTTACCAGGAACTCTAGCAGAAAGGTAAGATGATAATTGTGGTGTATCAGCTAACATTTCTTCTGTTATTCTCATAAAAGTACCAATTTTTTCAACATTTACTGATGTTGCAGTAATATCGAAATCAGATTGAGGAAGGGTTGAACCTTGTGCAGTAGCAGCAGCGCCATCATCATAAGCAGATTCTTTTGGGAATCTAATTGTTTGTGCATCTGTGCTTCCATTAGGAATTAAATTTCTAATGTTTACGCTTCTTGAAGGGTCGTATTTGAAATCTGGAATAACTGTTTCTCCGGCAACAACACCTGAATAGGCATTGGCCATAGTCATATCAGCAGCTTTCATATCGAATTTCGCAGCGTTTGAATTTCCTTTTAATAATCCTTCAATTACACCTTCATTAAGGCTTTTAATTAAAGAACTTTTAAATGTAGTTGGTTGATTTGAAGTAATTGCTTTTTTTGCAGCAACTTCAAAATTATCCAATCTTTTTGTAGCTTCTTCGTGTTTAGCTAAAAATTCATTACTTAAATTGTCAATCTCACTTTTTAATGAAGTTTCGATTTCCCCTTTAGCATTATCTTTAGCTGAATTGAAGGCTTTTTCAATTTTAGAATCAACCAAATTTCCAATCTGGTCTAATTCTTTTTTAATTTCATCGTTCATTTTTTACGAATTTAATTTATTAAACAAATATTTATAAATCTCACTATCGTTATTTTTTACCTCAATCGGCTCTGTGACTTCAATATCAGTCGGCAAAGTGATACTATCTGAAAAAATTGATTTGAGTTTAATCAGTTCTGCTTCAATAGCATAACCTAAATTATCAGATATATTACCTTTGCGAATTAATTTCACCAAGTTATCATATCTCGACAATACTTTATTTACATCAACATTTCCTTTTACATCTAATATCATTGCTTCATCATTTGCTGCTAATGTAACTGCAGAGATTTCATATAATTTTACCTCTGTTAATTTTCTAAAACAATCATCTCCATCACATCCCTCTTTTTGTAATGGTAATATTCCAACACTATTTTCAGTAATAACACCTGCTTTAATTAATTCTAAAACATCAGAACCTAATTGTGTCTTTGGTATTTTCGCCTCAAACATTAAACCTTTTGCATCTTCATATAGGTTTACCATTTTTCCAAGCGGCTTATCCATTTGATGTTGATAAAGATATTTTATTCTTTCACCATTTTCTTTAATTGTTTTAGTGTATGCACCTTTAGTGATTATATCACCATCAGAATCTACATTTCCGAAAACAGAACCGTATCCTTTTACAGTTCCTGACTTTTCGTCTATGTCCTTTATTTCGCCTATTGGACTTGTTTTATATATCATATTCATAATACAAAGATAATTATTTTAAACAATTGGAATTGGAGCACTTGCACATCTACAATTAACTACGTTAGCTGCAGAACCTGAACTATCTCCTGGATGATTTAATTGTTCACCCATTACGGTAAATTTCTCATTCATCCCCCTTCTTTGACCATTAGCCGTTATATGTGCGTTTCTTACCCTACCATCACCACCTGACATCCATTCTTTTTGTAGATTATTTGCACCAAATAAACTTGTAGCACTTTCATTGGTGGCGTAATTTGCAGCATTTACACTTTCAGTTCTTACTATTCTTTTGCCATTTGATATGCTCATACCTTTAAACTTTTTTCTTAAAACCCTTTCCGCAGCGACTTCATTTAAAGCCATAAAAGATTCTTCTTGCATATATCTTTTTAAAATTTTATTAAATTCTTTTTTACGATTATCAGATATGCTTACAATTCTTTCGCCTGCTATTGTCTTGCCTATATATGCAAATTTTTCTTCCCATATACTTTGATAACCCTCTGGATTGGCTTTCGTAATATAATCTTCGTAATGTCTATAATACCAATTTGCCATTTTAAGACCTATTGACTTGTATAAGCCTATATATAAATTTTGTAAATCTTTAAGTTGATAAAATTCATTTAAATATGGAATTCTTTTACCTACCATAAAAGTATTAATAATTTTATTGGATTCTTTATATAAATAATTAGACCAGATTTTGTCTTGTTGTTTTTCTGCTTTCTCTAATTGTGCAGTCCAATCTGTATAATAACTTTTATTTAGTTTATAAATCATTTATTTTTAGAAATATTTTTTTCCCAAGATGTTACTGAAAAGCTATCTGTTTTTTTTTCTTTCGAAACTGAATTTACTTTTTTTAAATCCTCTGCTATTAATGCATTATAATCAATATCCACGTTTTTAATTTCTTCTTCGATAATATCATTTTTCATTGGCATTAAATTAGCAGGTATATAATAATCATTCATTTCAGCATTTTCTTCATCTATACCAAAATTCATTGCTTGTCTTTTTTCATTTGGTGTAGTCCACCAAGCACTCGACATTTGTTTTACTACACTATCCATCTCCTCTTGTAGTTCTGCAATATTAGAGTAGTCAAAATCTAAATAAAGATTATCACCAAAAGATGGAACTAACCACCTATTTAACTCATCTTTAATTTTATTTAGTTCAGGAATAATTGCATTTTGATATAATGATTTTTTAGCTTCAACCATATTATTATATGTAGAACTATCTGTGTTGTTTAATAATTGAACAGGTACTTGATAAATATTACATAAATCTTTTATACTAGCATTGTATTGTTCTATAAGCGAAACATCGGCAGCATTAAGACCAAAATTTACCCAACTTAATTTTTTAGGAGTAATAATAATATCCCCTGCATTATCACTTCCCTGATATTGTTGTTTAAATTTATCCTTTAATTGTTTTGCTTGTACTTCATTTAAATCTCCTTCATCTGACATAAGCACACCTCTTGATGTTTGATTTTGCAAATACTTAACACCTGTCGTAACCGCTTCATTATTTGTATCTAAACTCCTTAAACCTGCCTTTAGTGGTGACATACCATAAAGATGTGAACCTGTACCATCATAATATGGGTTAAAATCTTTTATGTGACAAATATCTTCTGCTTCAATTTTATATTGACCTGAATAATCCAAACTATAACTTTTAACAGGTTCAAATATTCCGTTGCTATTTATTTCTACCGATTGACTTGGTAACACATAAAGTTCTTGCCATTTACTTTGATTAGGGCCTGATTCAGGTTTAATCCCATACACATATCTGTTTCCTGTTAATTTACCAAATGCTATAATTTCCTGAATCCAACTACTATAAGATTGTGAAGGATTTGGTCTTTCTAAAAGTTTATGTAAATCAGTATTATCTAATTCTGCTAATGCGTGTTTTCTTTGTAACAATGATTTATGTAAAATGTTTCCATTCATCAAACCACTTGTCATTGCTTTATATTTTTTTAACTCATTTTGATTTTTTACCTCATAAATTTGAAAAGGAATATTGCTTGCAGTTTTTGCGATTAAGTTAACAATGGAATAAACTGTTGAATTAAACATATATCCTTTATTTATATATGTGTCATCATTATCGGCATTCCACACAATAGATTGTCCTAGATAATTATATATAATTTTATTAAAGTTTGTGTTTGTGTTTTGAAAATTCTTTTTAAGAATATTTCCAACTCTTGAAAAAATAGATGCCATTCGCTTATGATTTATGTTACAAAAATAATAATTATATTACAAAGAAGTTTTGTTGCTTGCCAAAACTGCTAAAAGTCAAGTATCTCATTGCATCCATACAATGATTCATCCTATCTAAAGGCTTATTTATTATAGTTCCATCTTTCATTTCAGTCCAATAATAACTATGATATTCCTTTTGTATATTTTTAGATTCTTTACTAATATACACATCATATTCTTTTAAAAGGCTTATACCTGCATTAACACTTCCTTGTCCTTTACGAGCAGGATTTATGTATAACCCTGTCCTTTTTATTTCTTCTATTGATTTAGGTTCAGCTGAATCTGCATAAGATATTACTTGCTCATATCCACTTGCTTTTATAAATTCAGCTATTTCATCATTCGTCATTCCTGTTTTATATAATAGTTCGTGAAAAAATAGTTTATCATTTTTTTTATATCCAATTATTATAGCAGTAGGGTCGTTACTATAACCAAAATCGATTCCAATTATAGCATCATTATCAATATCAAATTCTGGAAAATCACTATAAGGTATAAAATTCCAATTGTTAAATATTTGTCTTGCACTAAATATTGCTTTTAATCCCTCGCCATATACACGCCAATAATCGGGGTCTTTTAGTTTCATTCTTTCTATTTCATACACTAAATCTTGCGAAAGAAATTTATTATCCTTATAAGTGGTTATCCAAGTATCACAATCATCACGAGGTACTAAATCATCATATATCCAATGTATAGGGTCACTTGGATTAAAATCAACAATCACCATATCTAATGTCCTCATATTAATTTGGCGAAAATCTTCAATAGTTAATTCATTCCCCTCGTTTAAAAAAGCAATGTTTCTTTTTCGGCCACGAATCTTTTGTGGTTCATCTACTGATAGAAATTCAACAAGATGTTTACCATATTCAAATGTATTAGCAGATTTATTATGTATACCTAAATAATATAATCCTGTTTTTTCAAGTATAGAAATTATATCCCTTAAAACACTTCCCTTTAATGCAGGCAATGTTTTTCTAATAATTG